AAACTTAACTTTGGTAACCATGTTTTTAGCGGTTTCCTGTTTAGTTGCGATACATAGCACGTTTTTATCTTCATGGAATAACATTAACCAAAGTGAATAACCAGCTGCTAATGTTGAGATACCTAACTGTCTAGATTTAAGTACTATTGAGTAAGGATTTTCTTGGAATAATGTTAAAACCTTTTCTTGAAACGGGTACAGATTAAATTGAATACGTCCACGTTTTGGATGCTGGATGTAGCAATATTTTTTCATAAAGTAAGCCGGTGATTGGGCACACTTTACATATTCCTCTCGGATTATCTGTTTTAGATTTCTTTCTTCCATTATTTAATTGCTATCAATGTAATAATAGTAAGTATGGAGGCCACGAATCCTCCTCCAAGTAATTTAATTCCTTTTTTAAGTCGATTATTTTTACGAGACAATGTAGCTACATCACCTTCTAAACCAGTGATAATTTCGTCTTTTTTAACAAGTATTTTATCGTAATTGTCTATTTGGGAAATGTAGTTTTGTTCTTTTACTACATATAGTTTAATGATATTATCTTGTGTATCAATTTTTTCGTTTAGTTGCCAAACTAATTTATTAACTATCTTTAGCTCAGCTATTGCTGAATCACCTTTAACTAGGTCTATTGCTATTTTTTTAGCTGTAGAATACGGGAAACAGATTTTACTAGTATCTTTCTGTGAAAAACTCGTTAAGCTCAGAAGGAGAAGAACTAGTAATGTTTTTAATTTTGTTACCATAATATGCACGTGTTTGAGTTAGTTCTTTTTCTGTTGTTGTTATTTCTTTATTTAATGAATCAACTTTAGCATATTGTGCTGTTAAACTTTCGTTTAATTTAATTTGATCCTCTTTTAACCCATTGATAATATTTCCAAGACTATCTATTTCACGTTTTTGTTTATCGTAGTTATTTGGAATGTCTTGGGTTGGGTTACATTTAACAAGAAATACAACTAACAACAAAATTATCCCACCTATGATAAGATGGGATAACTTTAATTGGAATGTTTTATTTTTCATTATGCTTCTACTTCTCTACCAGCAGCACGTTTTAAATCATTTATTAGAGCGCCTGAGAATTTAAATTTATCTTTTGCTAATTTTAAAATAGCATCAACTTTTGCTTTATCTTCTTTATTTTTCTTAACAGATGCTAAAAATTGATTAAATTTAATTTTCTTTTCTTCAGGTGTACTACCTAATTTTTGAGCCATTTCATCACTACCTGCTGCTTTTGTTGCCTCAGCATCTTCATCATCCATAGGTTCTGATTTAGGAGCTTTTTCTGTTTTTGCTTTAGGAGCTTTTTCTGCTTTAGCTGGTTTTTCTGTAGCTTTTCTTCCACGTTGACCTGCTTCTTTTCCTGTTAATTGATTAGCAGCATCTTTTTCAATTGTATTTGTAGCAATATCACTACTAAATTTAACACCATCATCTTCTGCTTTCCCAGCTACTTTAGATAATAAATCTTGTAATTTAATATTGTGTGTATTTAACAATTCTTTTTTAAGTGTTGGAACATATCCTTTTAATCGTCCATCTGAAGTGATTGTTGGGTCTGCTTTAAGAGTATCTAATGCAGCACGTTCTGCAGCAGCAATAGCTTTTAATTCAGCTTCTTTGCCTTGTCTTTCTAATTCACTTTTTAACTGTTTAATACTAGCCATTTCGTTGATTACTTCTTCATCGATTTGGTATTTTTCAGCTAGTTTTTTACGTTTTTCTCCTTCTTTAATATTTTGACCTGCTGTAGTTTTAATATTTGTAATGTTGCTATCTGCTTTTAAGTTAGCTACTGTTTTTTTCTCATCAGGAGTATTGAATGGCATAGTAGTAGTTTCACCTTTTTTATTAGTTACTAATACATTATTAACTTCATTTAAAGCAGCGCTAATTTCTTCACGTATAATTTCAAGTAAACGATCTTTTTTCATTTTATAGTTTATTGATAAATATTAGAGGGACATTACTTGTTTAATTTTCTGTATTCTCTCCTCGGTAGTACCAGATAATTCAATATGTGTTTTAATTTTAGGTTTGTATGAATTGATGATTTTTTTAATTTCTGTATCTACATCCATTCGATATTTTTCATCAATAGTACGAACACCATTATCTTCCAATTCTACACCCTCAGGTGAAATATAAAATATGTAATCATATTCACGAATTAAATGCGAACTCAACTGTTCAAAATCATCACCTATATAGTATGGAATTGATTTAGCTAAGCGAGTAAACGCCATAACATCGATGATTGTACGATCAGTTATAATATTCTCACACATTAATTCACTAGCACGTTCAGCTAAAAACACTACTTGACCTTTAATTGTTGAATCTGTATTTAATGGTATACCTAAATCACGTAAATATTTTGAACGCTCTGTTGCAAATGTATAATCTGCAAATTCAGGTAATTCTTTTAAAGCATTAACTAATGTTGTTTTACCAACTGACATTGTTCCTGTAAATCCTATTCTCATATTATTTTAATAAATTTTCTGCTACATAAATTGCTTGCGCTCCTGATACTGTAATACCACGTGCACTTAAAGCATCACCTACGAAATGTACGTTAGGGTAATCGATTAGGCTAAGATTACTATAATCTACTTTTACCTCAGGTGATAGATATTTTACCTCAGGAATATACATACCCCAATCATCTCCAAGTGTTGGGAATACTTTTTTCATATCCTCGATAAAATCCTCTACATATTGGAAATAACCACCCATTACTTCTCTTACCCCATCTAAAAATTCAATTTGGTAAGATGTTACATTATTACCTTCAGATGTTGTTGATGGTTTACGAGATGGGCTATAATATAAACCAGTTCCATTAAATTGTAATTTAGAAACTACATCACGTGACCATTTAAATGGGTCTTCAATACCATTAATTTCCATCAAAATACCAAAGTTAGTCATGTTGTTTCTATATGCTTCGTCTTTCTTAGCGTGACCATTGTAACTGTGATCTCCATATGTTTCCTCTACAGCAACATAAGCAGCATTATTATTTGTACAGAATGAACGTAATGATACTCCCTCATCATCAAATTTTCTATATAACTTAAAGTCATATGAAATATCGATTAGTTTTTGAAAGTGTTTTTGTGGTGCCTCAAATCGAACGCCAATTTGTACTGATTTAGGTTCATCTGGAAGTTTATAGTCTTGGGCTAATTGTTGAGCAAAATCAATGCCTGATTTACCTACAGCAAAAATGAGTTCATCGTACTTTAAATTAAACATAGTACCAGAACCATTCGTATCATATAATAAAGAATTATGTTCAAACATTATACGTTTTACTTTAGTTTCCCATTCGAAATTTACACCTTTAGATACTAAATAATCATACCAATTTTTAGCAATTTCAGATAGATAATCTGTACCTACGTGCCATACTGGGAATAAACGTAAACCGAAATATGGTTTGATAAATTCAGGTTCCTCAACAGGATTTGAACATTGTACTTCTTCAGGTTTAGGGTGAAAACGTTTGAAATTGGTAATCACTTGATCCATCAATTCCATTGCTTTATCCTCACCTGTATATTTTGATAATTGACCTCCAATTGCTGTGTGGTAAGTTAATTTACCATCAGACCAACCTCCAGCACCAAGGAAACCTGTCATTACTTCCTCAGGTAAACGTTGGTATGGATCTTTACCCATATCAATTATTGTAATCAATTCTCCAGGATATCCATTATCCACTAACTTTGTAGCCGCATTTACACCAGCAACTCCGGCTCCTACTATTACTATTTTTTTGTCCATTTTCAATTTTTGATATATTTAATATACGAAAAAAAAGTGGCCATCCCAAAGGAGGCCACAGATCTCTAATAATTTTTTTAAGTCGACAGGCTATGAATCTGTCTATATGTTATGCTCTTGTTACTTTTGTTACTTTGTAAATTTTAAAATTAGCAGCATTACGAGCTATCCCTTTCCAAAAACTTAAAGATGGAATATCTGTGTTTTGAGATAATTCATCTTTTGTAATTGTTATAGTGTCAGAGTCTGAATAATCAGGTCCTCCATCAGTATCAGCTACAATATAATCTATTTTGTAAGTGCCTTCTTCCATATTTTCTAGAGGCATATCTTTAAGATCTCTCATAGTTTCATTTTCACTAACACGATCTTTTAATTGACCATAGTTAATTTTAAATATTTTTCCAGAAGGAGCCATTGCTTTAATA